TCGCGGCGGCGGTGGCTACCATGACGGCCCTGTGGGGCTGGTTCGGGTGGCTGGTGATCGCCTGGGTGCTGCTGATGCTGGCGGATTGGCTGATCGGCAGCGCGGCGGCAGCCAAGGAGGGGCGCTGGTCCAGCGCCAAGATGCGGGAGGGCGCCTGGCACAAAGGCGGGATGATCCTGGTGGTGTGCATCGCCCTGGTGGCGGACTGGCTGATCGGGAGCATCCTGGGGCATATCCCGGCGGTGTCCCTGCCATTTACATATTCTGTTTTGCTAGGGCCGCTGGTGATCGTCTGGTACATCATCGGAGAGCTGGGTTCCCTGGCGGAGCACGCCGTTACCTTTGGGGCACCTGTCCCCTCCTGGCTGCGGAACATTTTGGAGATCGGCAAAAATGCCGTGGACGCCGCCGGGGAGAGCATCGCCGGCGAGGGCGGCGGAGACGATCCGAAGGAAAGCGAAAACACCAAAAACGAATAGGCATCAAGCCGCTGTGCGGTTGATATTAAATTTTGAAAAGGAGATTTTGAACATGAAGACTGTGGAAGAAGTGCTGCAGAAGTACACCCTGGGCGAGGCCGGTAAGGACGAGACCAACGACGGTCTGAAGGAATTGGGCTCTCCCCTGCGCCTGAACCCTGACCGGAATGTGATTACCCCGGAGGAGCTGGCGGAGACCCGTGTGGGCGAGACCCCTGCTGAGGCCAACGGATGGGGCATTCTGGACCACGGCGTGGGCAGCCTGGAAAAGGTCCATGTGGTGAACGGCCGCACGGTGGACGTGGACATGGGACATGAGGCCGCCTATGTCTACATCGCCGGGCGCAAGTACCGCCTGCGGAGCGATGTGCTGACGGAGGAAGACTGATGAAGACATACATCGGGACCAAGATCATCCAGGCGGAGCCGGCGTTCCGGATCGATGGGGAGATTTATCCTGAGAGCGGTCCGGTCCCAAGAAGCATGAACCGCGAGGAAGGCTACCGGGTCCATTACCCGGACGGATACGAGAGCTGGAGCCCCAAGGATGTGTTCGAGCAGGCCTATCTGCCGCTGACCGTCAACCCCGATCTGCGGACAGACGCTCCCAGCATCAGTCAGCAGATGGTGGATGACTTCATCCTGGAGACCTGGACGCAGACCATGGGAGACAAGACCACAGTGGTCCGGGCCCTTCTGCGGAACGGGTTCGAGATTGTGGAGAGTTCTGCCTGCGTCAGCGCGGAGAACTACGACGAGAAGCTGGGCCGGGAAATCTGCCTGGGGAAGATCAAGGACAAGGTGTGGTTCCTGCTGGGCTTCCTGCTGCAGACCGCGGTACATGGCGTGAAGAAGGCGAAAACGGAGGCAGGCAGGCCGGCCTACGCCATGACCTTCGGCATGGCCATTGAGGCGGCCAAGAAGGGCAAACGCATTGCCCGGAAGGGCTGGAACGGAAAAGGCCAGTATGTGGAGCTGGCAAAGGCCATCAGTTACAAAAGCCCCACCGGCGCGGTGGTGAATGCGGAGCACGACGCCATTGGGAACCAGGCGCTGGCCTTCGTGGGCACCTCCGGCGTGCAGATGGGCTGGCTGGCCTCCCAGGCAGATATGCTGGCGGACGACTGGGAGATTGTGGAGGGCTGATATGGTCCATATTGAGAGGACGCCGCTGAAGATGATCCTGCGGGCGGTGGTCTACCAGAACACGGAGAAGCTGTCCCTTTCGGAGATCGTGGAGCGGGAGAAGCCGGACCTTGCCATGACAGGAGCGTTTTACAATCCTGCCGAATGGGCGCCGGTGTGCCCGGTGAAGGCGGGCGGGACCGTCCTGTTTGCGGATCAGCAGTACAGCTACTGGGCCCTGGGCTGGGACGTGGGAGCCGACATGCTCCCCGTCCTGGTCCCCCCCGGCGGGGAGAGCGACTGCCGGAACTATGTGGCAAACTGCCTGCTGGTCCGGGCGGGACGGCCCCAGCAGAAGCTGACCTACAACGCAGACGTAGGCGGCCGGCGGGGCCGGGTGGCCGTGGGCCTGATGAAGGATACCTGGATCACCTATGGGGCGTCCGACGGCTCCAGCGGAGCCATGACGCCGGAGGAACTGCGGGACTACATGGCGGGCCAGGGCTGTCAATTCGCCGTGATGATGGACGGCGGAGGCAAGGTCAATCTGTATGTGAAGAGCGAGAACGTCCTGATCCAGGGCAAGGACCCCAGCCAGAACCTGATCCTGCTGTACCTGGACGACGGAGAAACGGAGGAAGCACCTGTGAGCGAGAAAAAGACGGTTTGCCTGGACCCGGGCCACGACGCAAGCAACCTGGCCAACAAGAGCCCGGACGGCACCTACTATGAGCACGAGTTCGCCCTGGACATGGGGAACCGGATCAAGGCCATCCTGGAGCGGTACGGTGTGGCCGTGACGATGACCCGCACCGGCGGCGAGGCGGTGAGCCTGGCCCAGCGGTGCAAGATCGCCAACAACATCCGGGGGCTGGACCTGTTTGTGAGCCTGCACTCCAATGCGGCGGCGGGCAGCGGCTGGTCCTCCGCCTCCGGGTGGAGCGCCTATGTGTTCAGCAAGACCAGCGGCGGATATACCGCGGCGCAGAGCATCCTGGAGGCGGTGAGGGCAGCGGGGATCGCGGTGCGGTCCACCCCCATCGTGGAAGCCCCGTCCCTCTACGTGCTGAAAGGGACGGTGGCGCCGGCGGTGCTGATCGAGCACGGCTTCCACACCAACGAGGGCGACGTGAAAAACCTGCGGAACAGCAGCTACCGGCAAAGATTGGCGGAGGCAGAGGCCCGCGGCATCCTGGACTACCTGGGTATTGCCTGGGAGGAAGAGGACGCACCGGAGCCGGCAGAGCCGACGGAGGCTGAAAAAGCGGTGGAGTGGATCACCAGTGAGGGCATTATGCTGGGCAACAGCGCCGGGGACCTGATGCTGGATCAGGGCATGACCCGCAAACAGTTCGCCGTCATGCTGTACCGGTATCACAAAAAATTCCATCCAA